GCGTAACAAAGCTTTGCTATAGCTTCGTCATCGAAGTATTCGAGAAAGGCTTCCCCAACATCTTTATAAGAGTAGGCACCAGCTTCAATTTCTTTTATTAGTTCTTCTTTAGTTTCAATTGTCATCACTCACCTCCTATTTGATAAAGTCTTTCCCAAAGTTTATTAAGCTCTTGTCGTAAATTCTTAACGTCATCCTTATCAAAGCCTTGCTCACGCACTATTTTATGAAGGTCAGTCTCATGAGATTGACCGTTAAAATAGACGTAGCGTTCGGCTGTTAATTTAGCGTCGATTAGTTCTTCGATTTCTTCTCTAGTCATTTCTTCTTTCCTTTTTTTAATTTCTTTTTGCATTTTTTGCATAAAAATTTACCTGCTATAGTAATTCTAGGTGACTTTATGTTGTAACCGCATTCTATACATCGAACTTCTAAAGACCGAAAAGGTGAAAAAGGGTTTTGTTTCATTTTTAAACCTCGCTATTGCATGTTGTTCGGGCATATCTAACGGCTTTAAATAAAGTGTCAAAAAATAAAACCCCTAGACTTCCTTCGCTATCAAAAACAAACACAAAAAACAATTCTTCTCTTTCTATATACTTTCTACTAGAAGCAACATCTAACCGAACTTGAACAACTTGCCCTTCTTTAATTTCATCTTCTTCAAATACAACTAAATTTCCTTCTTTTTCACTGTTTAAGAAAGTTCGTTCCACTTGCTTAGAGTTTTTATACTCGTCAATCGTAGCCGCCCAAAAATTAATAGTACCTCTGCTAACTCCTTTGCTGTTGATACTGCTGCATTCTTTTCTAAACTTCTCAAACCTTTCATCGGTAAAGTCAAAATAAAGTTTAGTGCGTTCAAATCTTAAATAAATAATCTCATTCATTTCATTCCTCCAGGTATTCTCCATTTTCATCGAATTCATCGGGTAGCCCGATTTGTTCTATTATTTGTTCATATGCAAGTGGGTTTCTATCATGTATTTCGGCTAACACTTCACTCTCTGTTAGATTCGAGTAATTTTTACCGAATAAAATAAAGTAGTATTTACTAATTATTGGGTTCATTCATCCAAGCCTTTAAATCTTTTTTCCGGTTAACGTCTATAACTGAACACTCTAAGCCGTACTTCTTTTCTAATTCACGGTATGAAAAACTTTCGCCTTCTTTCATCGGTAAGATTTTAAGTTTTACCAGTTCCCTTAGACCCGACTCAATGTATTGATTTTCGTAGCCGTATTCATAAGTTTTGCTCGTATAAACAAGTTCATCGTCAACATAACATTTAATTGCGTGATAGGTGTTTCCATGAGTTTTATGTAGCCACCTACACCCTTGTATTTCAATTTTCATTTTTGCCTCCTTTGTTATCGCTTGATAACAGATTTATATTGTTATGTCGCACCTAAAGCCAAATTTTTTTAGGCTTCAAAAAAATCCTTATACCTTTGGGCGTTTGCTTTATAGTCGTCAATTGCTTGGTCGACCATTTCATAAGACTCAGCTTCACTTTCATGGTCATATTTAGAATCAAGTTCAATCATGCAACCTCCAAGGCAATCGGTCCCACTAAATAAATCACATTTAACCTCGACCCAAATAATATCAACCGATAAATTTCCATTTTCGTAGTCTGAAATAGCGTCTGGAATATCAAAACCGTCACAACTTTCAATAATACTTATTGCATCGGGGTCGGGTTCGGTTTTAATGGTAATGGTGACTTCTCTTTTTTTGCCAAAAAGATCAATCGTTTCTTTGTATTCTTTAATCGTGTCCATTTTTTGCTCCTTATTCATATGCACCGGAAACCATCAATAAAAATAATGGAGTCCAAGCCAAAGGGTGCCCAATAAAAATTATTGGTAGTGTTATAAATACAATTAGTTTAATCATTATTCAGTCTCCTTTTTAAATATCGTCACGTATACTTGAAATTGTCCGGCACTTGTTATGGCCCCATAAATCTCACCGTGTTCATTTAGTAATTTTTCAATATAAATTTCTGCTCCTTTTTGAGTTAAAGCTGGTTCGTTTTCATTTCCAAAGCCGGAGGAATCACAAAAAAGTTCGTCAATTTCAGTAAATTCATCGTCTAAGACACTAAGATCGACTTGGCTCATGTTTGGGACTTTAAAAATATCGCTTGGTTCCTCAATTCTTTTAAGCATGTTTTCTTTTGGGATACATTCGTTACAACAAAGCCACCCATCTATAAAAACGGCATAATCATGAAAGTCGTCAATATCGTGGTATTGACCACATTCTTCACAACTACACGTATTTATTTCATAAAGATCTTTATAAGGGTCATCGTCTGGTAAATCCCATTCTTTTAAATTATCGCCTCTGTTAATAATCTCACCGTTTTCAAGTGTTTCTTCACTTGTTGATGAAATACATTCCATTCCACCACAACCGTTAGAAATATCGTCGTCGTGAACAACGTGGTAACCGTTTAATGAGGTTATTTTTGAATTTTCGTCAATCTCGGCATAAATCACCTCATTATATTTACTTAAACCGAGATAAATTTTGTCTTTTTTCATAAATCCCCCTTTATATAATGCTTGTAGCTTTATTATAGCATAGCAACAAATGGGGTCAATGCTATGTGTAAAGTTTACAAAATAGATGTAAGAAAAATGAGGGTTTTCAGCGCGTTAATGTGTTACTCTTTTGAAAAAAAATGGGTTCAAAGGGTAACACTTTTTTGGGTTTTTGGGTGTTGTGCCAAGGATTTGTGGTATGCATTGGCATGTATGCTATACTTGCACCGCTTTAGTTGTTACCGTCAAAAATGGTAACTGTTACTATTTGTAACTGTTTTAGAAGCAATGCAAACTTCACGTTTTTGTTGAGGAAATTACTATTTGTTACTATGTTACTCTTTAATAGTTATAAGTATAAATAAATAGCATATAGGTTTTTTAAAAAAATTAGAAATTTCTAGAATTTCCCAGAAAAGTCTTAAAACAAAGAGTAACAGGTAACAAGGTAACAAATTGCCTAAATTGCGACAATGTAAGAAAGGCTTTTTAGCTGATATTTATCATAAACAACGTTTAACCTTCCTACTTTTTGATGGACTTGAGGTACTCTGAAACGATTACAAAAGGTTCAATTGCAAAGAGCATATAGTAAGGCAATAAAACAACAGTACAAAATATAAGGACAATTTTACCAGACATTACAAAGGCTATAAGAGTTATTGTCATAATAATGAAACATATAATTGATTCTTTATCTTCGTAGTCCATGCTGCCTCCTTATTAATAATTATTATATAATTATTATAACACAAAGCAGTACTAACGCAACTCAATATAACCTTAAGATTTACCTTAAGACAACCTTAAGATAAGTCACTGACCTAAGATCCTTAAGCTAATCTTAAGACAAACTAAAGACCGCCCTTAAGTCAGCGGCTCACTTAAATTAGCCTTAAGAAAATCTTTAGGTTGCAGTGCTATGTATATAAAAAGACAATGGTGTAAATAAAGATTGTTTAGGGGGTGCACCCCCAAATCATGTAAAGTTTATATTACGTATATGTCCCTCGTCACACCGAGGAGTAAAATCTCAAATACTTTAACGCATAACATTACATATAATAGACAAAATGCAAAAACTAAACTAAATAAGTTGAATGAAGCTAACAAAAAGAAATCAAGATGCAATCCAAGCTAAAACGCCTGCTGAGTATGGCGACCTAACTCAAATCACTAGTCGGTATAGACCCGACATAGGAGATGCAGTTTGCTTGCTGGTCCGACAAGGAATCACGCTAAAAGAAATAGCTCAAAGATTGCCGATCAAAGATGTGACAACTATTTATAGCTGGCGTAGCAACCACATGGACTTTAGAGAAAAATTAGAACAAGCCCGAAAGGATGCTGCTGATAATTTTATCGATAAGATCCAAGAGATTGCTGACGCTAACAACTTACCTAAAGATGAAGTACCTGGTGCTAGGTTAAGAGTTGATTCATACAAATGGCTTGCAGAAAAAGCTAACCCACAAAAATACTCGCCTAAAAGTGTTATCGCTGCTGATGAAGATAACCCTTTGCAGATAGTAATTGACACTGGCATTAAACGAGACGAACCAGTTGAAGCCGACTACACTAATATTGATGGCAGCGGTAAGACTATTACTTATACAGAAGAACAACATTCACAAGATAGTGATGATGGACGTTCTTCCTGATGAGGAAGTAGCAGACTATCTATGCTTGTGGGAT